ATGTACTCGTTACAGTACCGTTAAGATTATTGACGCTAATTTCTCCTGTAGTTGTTTTCAGTTTTACTTGAGTAACTCCTGCGTCTGGAATAATTATATCGTCCCAACTTGCGCCGTTATATACATAAAGTTCATCTAAATCGGTTCTGTAAAATAAATGTCCTTCTTTTGGAGCCGGATCCGTAGGAAACGAAGTGCCTTTTGGCACTATGCCATAATCCCACTGAGAGCCGTCATATATGTATAATCTATCTAAATCAGTCCTATAAAAATACTGTCCTTCTATCGGAGTGCCAGGGAAAGATGTACCCTTTCTGATAGCTCCGTTATTATCAATACAAACATAAAGACGAGTTTTTAAATCAGTAGCAGACCCGGCAACATCTGTGCCTAATTCTGTTTGCTCAGCTACAACTTCATTCTGTAGTTTATTAACGTGATCTGCATCGACCAAATCTACTTTATTAGTCTTAGTAGTGAAAGTAACTAAAGCACCTGGATAAATAGCCATTTTTTACTCCTTCTTTATGGGCCTGAGCATTTCCTCAACTACTTTGATTTGCTCCTTTATGTTCTGGCCTTGTATCTTTCTCAATATCAAACCATTCTCGACCTCAAGAGCCTTTCTTTCACTCATGAAAAGCTCGCTATATAATTCTTCTCTGAATTTTTCCAAACTCATCTTTTCTAAATTCAGCTTAATCTTTTCCTCAATATCTTCTTTCTTTAAAGGCTCGAACCATTCCTGCATTGATTTCATATACTACACCCTTCCTTGTCTTAATTGTTCTATCTCAAAATCTAATCTCCTAAAACCTTCTGAGAGAGAAGTCTTAGTTTTTCCTAAATCTAAAACTAGAGCTAAGGCCCCACCAATATTATTGAGCCTATACGATATATGATTAATCCTATAAACTAAATCTCCTGAATAAAGAAAGTTCCCGTAGTAATCTTCTCCGTACCTTACCCCCAATTCCATAATTTCTGCCAACGGCAAAGGAATTGTATCTTCAATGCGCTCTGAATAATCAACCAAACTCAATTTAGCTTTTATATCTAAGTCTACCTTCTCAGCAAGTATAGCCCCTAAGTATTGATCTGCAACAGTGTCGGTTGTGATTGAAGTATTCTGTATTATTTCTTCTAATGTACCATACCTCAATATTGAAGAAGCATCGCTTTTATCTCTAGTGTATTTACTTCCCGTTACATCTCCTCCTTCGAGATAAAGCTTATTTTTTATATACCTAAAGTCAAAACTAGGTTTATATGATTGTACATGCTTTCCCCTTATAAACCGAACCCCTACATCACTACTTCTTTCCTTAAAAAAGAATTTCTTGTCTGCTCCTACTCCCCATTCTCTAGTACCTGTTACATCGGCTAGTGTTTCTAAGGCCTGCCAAGCAGTAGTTTTAAATTCTAAACTATCAGCAGTAAACCCTGTAGCTTCTATATCTCCTGAATCATAAATAATATCGGTATTCGGGACTACATAATTATCTAAAATATCCTTTACTATAACAGAAATTTCTTTATCTGAATAACTTGTGCTAACTACTACATCTCTTAGTTGACCCCTGTAGCCTATTCCTTTTATCCTTATCATTTCTTTTGCACCTAAAACAGACCTTTTTTCTTCTATATAACCTGTGTACCATAAAGAATAATTATTTGCGCTATTCCTTTTATATATCCTTATATCATAGAACCCGCTTAAGGCTTTTGGATCATCATATTTCCTGGCTAGATCAAAAGAGAAAATTCCGCACCCCCCTATCCTATCGTACTTCCACAATATACCGTATGCTTCCGATTCTATCACTTCAAGCAAGTTAAAATCCCTATCTCTTACTTCAATTCTGTAATCCATTAATACCACCTATATCTATAATCTACTGTTACCCGGGCATCTGCTCCTACATACTGAAATTCATTTGTTCCGGCTAAGAGAGTAACAAAATCTCCTTCAAAATTACTGATTCCGTCAAGGGCATCATTTAAGACGGTCAATTCTTTAGTATCTATTTCCAAAGTAGCCCCGCTTGCTATTATCCCCTTAAACTTAAATAGCTGATCATTTGTTATATTCGTAAGCTCCGCATCATTATCTATAGTTCCTCCTGTAGCGCATATAGATATTATAGGCTCAGAAAAAACATTACCTCCGCTATACACATCAAAAGCATGAGTAGTCCCGGAAGCATCTTCGGCTACGCTATAAGCAGTATCAGAATAAAAGAAAGGTACTTGAGCCACAAGATCTACAGTTATTTCTATTACTGCCTTGTCAGTTCCTTCTTGAGGCACTAGGTTTATCTTTCTTGCATAACAATTTATATATCTATCCGAACGGTGCTTAAATTGTTCTTCTCCGGCAAGTAGAGCTTCCTGCATATCCATAAGTTGATCATGACTATCAGATTCGGCGTTATTATGAATGATTCCTTTTATTTTTATCTTCCTAGTTCTTAAAAAAGGTTCCTGTATTACTGCTCCATGCTTTCGTGGTATTGCATCTTCCCTAATAGCGTTATCTAAAGGCATCCTTTGTAGCTCAAAGGTCTGATTCGGGAATGTATAATCTCCAAATTGCAAAGTAAACATTATATTTTACCCAACCTATCTTCTACGTTTTCCCCTAACTGATCTGCTAAATCTTCTATATCCATGTCGTTTGATATCTTTATATCACTAAGGTATATATTTATATCCCTAGCGCTTTTTCCTTTTCCTAATGGTACGATTGCCTCCGGCCCGGCTTCCCCTGCAAGCAATAAAGTCGGCTTGCTTACGATACCACCTTCTGCTGCCTTGGGTACAGCTAAGGCATAAGCCAAGGCCGTTGTACTTGTCAATGCTGCTGCTGCGGGGCCTGCGTTTCCTCCAAAAGAAGCTAGAGAGGCTAATGCTGCTGCAGGGGCCCAAGCTGCTGCCAAAGTAGCTGCCATAGTCTTGGCAAATATAGCTGCTGCTACTGAAAGAGCTTTTGCCATAAGTTGATGTACAACCCATTCTGCGAACCACTGCACGACCATAGTTATAAGGGCTTTTCCTAGTTCCTTTACTGATTCTGAAAATTTCTTTGTACCCATTATCGCATCAGTTATAGCAGTAGAAAATCCTTTATGGAAAGTTATAGTTACATTCTCAATAAGTTTTTGGAAAGTTATCATGTTATCTTTAATCGTATTTATTCCATTCGTCCACCCGGCTTTAACTGTTGTCATTAATCCTGTAAAGGCAACTCCGGCAGTTTCTAATAAATTTACAGCATCCTCATTTTCTGAGGGCTCAATTATAGGTCTTTCTTCTTCTTTTATTATACCTATTTCTTCTAATAACTGCCGTTGACGCTCGTATAAAACACCTAGCCATTCTTCCCGGGTTCTTGTTTCTTCCCAACCTTCTCTTTGGATAGTCGCACCTTCGGCATACAATCTATTAACCTTCTCTATTTCTTCCTGAGTTTCTTGCAGAACTCTCTTGGCTAATTCTAAATTCTTTACTGGTTCTTCGGGTGTTCCTTCTCTGCCTCTAAATAATTCTGATAACCCAAGCGTAGCAAAAGCCTGAAATGTTCTTTGAAGCTTCTCTAGTTTAACCTAGTTCTTCTCTATCCAAATAAACATCCTAGTAAAAAGGCCGTCCGGCCCGCTCAAGGCTTCATCAAGCTTAGTTGTTTGGCTTATCCACCTAGTCGCAGTCCAAACAACATAAAAGGTTGCTACGGCTATATTTAATTTTCCTAATACTCCCAATAGAACGGTAAAGTTAGCTGACAAAGCTGCTACAGCAACTTTTAATAAAACAACACCATTTACTATGCTAGGCAATGCTATCAATAGAGGCCCTACAATAAGCATAACAAGGCCAAGCGCTCCGGCAAGCTTAATAATATTAGCAGTTAATTTAGGATTCTTTTCTACCCATTCGCCTATCCTCTGTACCGTTTCTTTTAGCTTATCAATCATAGGCTTTAACACTGGCAAGAGCTTATCACCTATCTTCCGGGCCATTTCTACAACATTATTCATTAACAACTTTAACTGTGAGGCCGTTGTCTTAAACCTTTTTTCTGCTTCAATCAACAGTGCAGTATTTTCTTCCCATGCCTTTGAAGAAGTTTCTATTGCGTCTACTAATATCCCGCTTGCGCCTCCTACTGATAAAAAGGCTTGCTTTAATCTTTGATCCCCTAATTCTAAATCCTCTAATATCTTTGCTGCCTTCAATCCTCCTCGGCCCAAACCTTCTATAAATAATGCGAATGCTCCTCCGGCATCTTTTTCCCAGGCTTCTATAAATTCCTCTGATGACATCCCCGCAAGCTCAGCAAAGATTGCTAGTTCTTCGTTCCCGGTTGCTACTGATTCGCCGATCTTTATTAAAGCTTTACTTACTGCAGTACCTCCCCTTTCAGCCCGAACACCTACAGAAGTAAACGCCGTACCAATCCCAAATATATCTGCCGTTGATAAACCAACAACCTTTCCGGCTCCGGCTATCCTTTGCGCAAATCCTGATATTTCTGCTTCTGTAGTAGCAAAGTTATTTCCTAGTTCTACGATAGAAGCACCCATACGATCTACATTAGTTAAAGGCTCCTGCATTATGTTGGCAATTCTGGCGAAGTTCGTAGCTGCTGATTCTGTAGTCAAGTTAGTTGTTACTGCTATCTTCGCTATCGTATCAGTAAATTTAGTCAGTTCCTTTACTCCACTAACGCCTAACTGTCCGGCTAATTCGCCTATCCGGGCTAGCTCTGTTGCTGCTATAGGTATCTGCGTTGAAAGACCCCTAAAATTATCTTCTAACTGCGCAAATTCTTCTTCGGTAGCATCTACGGTCTTTCGAACCCCGGCAAAAGCAGACTCAAAATCTATTGAAGCCTTAGCAGCCAAAGCAAGGCCCCCTGTAATAGCCAACCCCATTGCTGTTACCTGTCTGCCGACTTGACTAGCAGCCCTTAACATTTCCCCGCTAGATTTTTGCACTCTAGCGTTAGCATCTCTTAATCCTCTATTAAGAGCCGTTAGATCGGTTTCAATTTTTACTACAAGAGATCCTAGTGAACCAAACGCCATTATTTGTCCTCCACTGGTAAACCTTTTTCCTTCATATCGTCAACTGATTTATTAGCATTTATAGTTTTTTCTCCCTGATCTAATGAATCTATAAAAGACATAAAATCTTTTTTCTTAATTCCACCAAACGCATACGCAGTAGCTTTGAAAGTTCCTAAAGTCATAAGTTGCAAATCTTTTAATTTCTTCTGGCTTATAACCTTATGGTACTCTTGCACTTGCTCAAGAGTAAAATTATCTAAAATAAAGTTGTGGCTCCACCCGCACTCTGAGGCCAAGAATCCAAATACTTCAGTTAAACTGATTTTGTTTTCTGCGTGAGATTCTTGACCCTCTGCAATAAAAAAGGTAAATCGTTCACCTCCAATACGGCTTCAATCAAAGCAACTTCGTCTTTAATCATTAGCCTTGTATCAAGCCAAGCCCGGGGCTTGTTTAATACTATCTCATAAATTTCAATCAGCTTATCCCCTGCTACATCTATTAGCAACGGGATCATTAATGAAGCTGCCTTAAAATCGTTTGCCTTTAAGTCCGGCGCTTCTTTTGCCACTGCTGAGAATACTTCGTAAAGGATTCTTAATACCTTTGTACGATTCCTCAAAACAAAAGGCTTGACAACAAACTTCTCTCCGGCAATAGAGATCTCTTTTCCTTTAGGGTCGTAAGTTTCAATCTTTTCTTTACTCATAATATTTAGACGTCTTGACGTCTCCTCCTATCTTTTTAGGCTAGTGTTCTAACAATCTTAAACTTCTTCTTCTCATCTGCTAATGCTGCACCTTCAAAATCTGTAACACCTTCGATTGCATGAAACTCAAAAGGAAATTCATGGGTGTCAGTTTCTTTAAAGGCTATGGCTATCGCTCCTGAACCTTCAGCTTTAAACAGGTGTACGTCAATCGTGCTACCGTCCGGCGCAAGATGAACGTATCTTAATGACCTATTCGTCATAGCCATATCGCCACCAAACTCTAAGATTTCCTCTGCTCCTGATCTCGAAGTCGTGCCTGCTCCTAACGCATAAGCTAAGTTGTCAAGATTCCACTCAATACCAGTAACCTTTAGAATTACTTCTTCCTTGATTGCATACTGAGCGACCAATGATTGAGGGCTTCCCTGGAAAACCTGAAGCCTTTCCCGGGTGATTGCAAGCTCTGCGTCTCCTTTAACCCCTCCTACCTCGATTGTAGGAGTTTCGCCTAGTGGCCCCATGTACAAAATTCCCGGGCCGAAACTAAACTTATCACTATCGTAACCTGGTACGTTACTCATTGTATATCACCTCCTTTTGGATTAGATTTTTTCCCTTCTAAAAAATACCTGTCTTTATCATAACTCAAACTATTTATTTTCCCGCACCTATAGCAAGGAGTGCTTACTTTTCCTCCTTCTATTTCTACGTATAAATCTTTTCTCTTTATTCTTATAATCCTTTTATCTTCAATGTAGCCTAATACAGCCTTACACCCTAAACAATCCCACCTCTCCGTCATTTCGCCACCGCCGAATACCGGGCCGTTAAATGATGTAGCTTTGTATCTTGCTCATACATTGCCGGGCCCATTCCAGTTTCCATAATTTGTGCTATAGTAACCCCAATATCTGTATCTCTTATCTGCTGAACATTTAACAATGATCTTATCTGATTAAACATAGTCAGCATTTCGTCAATAGTATGAATAGCTGAAGGAAACCATAAATCTATCTGAAACTCCATATCAACCATAACTGGAATATTGAACCAAGGATTACTCCTTATAAGAAATAAAGATATAGCCGGATATACAGGTTTTGTAATTGAGCTAATATGCGCCGTATAAACCCGGCTCTCTACAAGCCCTGATATTATGCTATCAGCAATCAATATCTTTCTAACCTTCTCAA